TCGCGTACTGATTCACTGCTAAGAGTAGAAATTTCAGTACTTAGTGTGTGAAATGATAAGGATGACAGGTCTGATATATCACGAACAGTTTCACTGCTTAATGTTGAAATTTCGTCTGTAAAGTTGGTGTTGATATTTGCAATATTTACAGAAGTATAGCTACTCAAGTCTGATATTTCAATACTTATTGTATGAAACGACAATGATGATAAGTCAGATATATCGCGTGCTGATTCACTACTAAGTGTAGATATTTCCGTACTTAGTGTGTGAAATGATAGTGACGATAAGTCAGATATATCGCGTGCTGATTCACTACTAAGTGTAGATATTTCCGTACTTAGTGTGTGAAATGATAGGGACGATAAATCAGAAATATCACGTGTCGATTCACTACTAAGGGTGGAAATTTCAGTGCTTAGTATGTGAAATGATAGCGATGATAAGTCTGATATATCGCGTGTCGATTCACTGCTAAGAGTAGATATTTCAGTGCTTAGCGTGTGAAATGATAGGGACGATAAATCAGAAATATCACGTGTCGATTCACTACTAAGTGTGGAAATTTCAGTGCTTAGTGTGTGAAATGATAGGGACGATAAATCAGAAATATCGCGCGCTGATTCACTGCTAAGAGTAGATATTTCAGTGCTTAGCGTGTGAAATGATAGGGACGATAAATCAGAAATATCACGTGTCGATTCACTACTAAGTGTTGAAATTTCTGTACTTAATGTATGAAATGATAGTGACGATAAGTCAGATATATCACGCGCTGATTCACTACTAAGAGTAGATATTTCAGTGCTTAGCGTGTGAAATGATAGGGACGATAAATCAGAAATATCACGTGTCGATTCACTACTAAGTGTGGAAATTTCAGTGCTTAATGTGTGAAATGATAGGGACGATAAATCAGAAATATCGCGTGCTGATTCACTGCTAAGGGTTGAAATTTCAGTGCTTAGTGTGTGAAATGATAGGGACGATAAATCAGAAATATCGCGCGCTGATTCACTGCTAAGGGTTGAAATTTCAGTGCTTAGCGTGTGAAATGATAGGGACGATAAATCAGAAATATCGCGCGCTGATTCACTGCTAAGTGTGGAAATTTCAGTACTTAGTGTGTGAAATGATAGGGACGATAGGTCTGATATATCCCTAACCGTCTCGCTACTCAATGTTGAAATTTCATTTGTAAAATTTGTATCAATATTTGCAATATTTACAGAAGTATAACTGCTTAAGTCGGATATTTCTATGCTTATCGTATGAAATGATAAGGAAGATAAATCAGATATATCCCTTACACTCTCACTGCTTAATGTTGAAATTTCGGTTGATAGGAAATTGTAGTGTGTTGTTTCCCTTGAGGATAAATCAACCACCTTAGAAATTAAATCAGTAACTGTATCATCGCTCAAATCCGTTACAAACAATTCTAATTCACGCAATGTATCCAAAGATTCACCCGCACCTCCTATTACATCCGAAATATCATGGTAAATACGCGAATGTAAAGCCGCACTTAAATCAGATATGTCATTGACAGTATTCGTCGTCAAGTCTGATATTTCCTTGGAAGTTGTAGATTTGAGAGCTGATATATCCCTCACAGATTCACTGCTAAGTGTGGAAATTTCAGTGCTTAGTGTGTGAAATGACAGCGACGACAGGTCAGAAATATCCCTAACCGTCTCGCTACTCAATGTTGAAATTTCATTTGTAAAATTTGTATCAATGTTGGCAATATTCACAGAAGTATAACTGCTTAAGTCGGATATTTCAATGCTTATTGTATGGAAAGACAATGATGATAGATCTGAAATATCCCTTACTGATTCACTACTAAGTGTGGAGATTTCAGTACTTAATGTATGAAATGACAATGAGGATAAATCAGAAATATCACGAACTGATTCACTACTTAATGTTGAAATTTCTGTGCTTAATGTATGAAATGACAATGAGGATAAATCAGAAATATCACGAACTGATTCACTACTTAATGTTGAAATTTCTGTACTTAATGTATGGAATGATAATGAGGATAAATCGGATATGTCCCTTACTGTTTCGCTACTTAATGTTGAAATTTCTGTGCTAAGTGTATGGAATGTAATCGATGACAAATCAGAAATATCCCTTACTGTTTCACTGGATAATGTTGAAATTTCTGTTGAAAAAATATGAAACGCGATGGACGAAAGGTCTGAAATATCCCGTACGCTTTCACTACTTAAATCCCGGATTTCATTGGATATTTTCTCAAACAATACGCTTGATAAATCTTCGATTACAGTGGTATTGTCAGTGTTTAATTGTGTTAAATCTGTTGTTATATTACTTATACCCTTTTTTCCAATATACTTATAAAATGTAAGATATGGAGGGTTACCGGTGTTTACGGTTTCCGTTGGAGTGTCTGGAAAATTTATAATACCATTTTTTATGTCAAAAATCCAATTACCACCAGTCGCCGTACTGGGAATTTGTTCGTTGCTGCCGACGCCATTTGACGAGTACAATTTGTATAAATAAGGGGAATTGCTTCCACTCTGGTTTTTATTGAATTGTATGGAATCGCTCAGAACATTGTTTCCACTTGCATCTAATTTGTAGTATGATTTCTCACTACTACCTGGAACTGGTTCTAGTTTTAATTTGACATACGTTCGGATTATTTCGGTTGTATCTTCTAAAATTGAAGTTGTAGCATTGTAATTGTTAAAATCTGAATCACTTAGTTGTACCTGTGAACTGGTCTTAGACGTATTGTATGTTGGATCTATTGGTATGTCGCTTATAAATACATCTTCACCTAAAACATAATTATTTGCCTTAACATTTGTTTCATTAAAATAAGGCTTTGTTTCATCTGTATTGGGAAACCCCAAATAGTTTTTGAACAAAAAGTCCACTCTTTCCTTTATATCTAACGCGGAGGTATCCGACATTGATATATATATAAATCCACATTATATATATTCAGTTATTGCTACGAATTAATAATTTTATTAGTACATTAATTAATAATTATCAATATTTTTGATATTTATTAATTATTTTATCTATATTTACATTTATCCTAATGATACGTCGTTATTAAATCCAATGTAAATTGTTATGTCTGTAGCACCGTTTGTTGTGTCTAAAATAGGACCCCAACTACTTGAACTTTGTTCGAACACACAGCCATAATTTGACTTATTTTCTCCTTCAAAAATATTATCAAATGTATCTCCGGCATCTTGACTATACCAAATAGCACTGGGACTATATCCCCTTGACAAGTTTCCTATACGCGCCGAACCATTATAGGACTGTTGAATGAATCCTAAAACATTGCTGTTTGATGAATTTTTCAAATACCCCAAAATAGTAGACGAGAAATAATAGTTCTGAGACAATAAATTATACACATTCAAGTATGTATATTGAATACCGGCAACAGTAGTGGTGGTAGCATTCGATTCTGTGAATTTAAATGCTATCCATTTGTATTTATTCCCTGAACCAGTGGTCGAACCATTTGTGTAATATGCAACACCTCCGCTATTGTATGTTAATTGAGATGTAAAATTACCCTCTCCAGGTGGCTTCGTCCACGTATATCCAGCTACATTTGGATATCGCTGAGCTTGATTGCTTTTGAATTTTCCTTCAATAAACAACAAAGTCCAATCGTTCATTAATTGTTCATGGTTCGAAATGGAACTGGTCGATATTGTATTTAATTGTGAGTTGAATACGGTCATGTCTGTGATTTCGGCCACATTTGTAATGGATAATATTGGAGTTGTTATTCTTGAACTACTCTTGTTAAAACTCGAATAATCACAGTAATAGGTGAAAGACAATGAAGTGTTCGTATTTTCTTCGCCATTTAAATTGAAAGACCTTTCATTAATACTAAGAGAGTCACCCGGAGAATCATTGGATGAGGTCGGCATACCAACCGTTTGAGTAAAGTATATGTCCCTAAATCTATTTGATGTCTTCGTGTCTATATCAGAACTATTGAATGAATACGTCCCATTTGAAACTATATCTCCTCTTCCAATGTTTATTTTACCAGAATAATTGGATGAACTTCGGTTTGTTTTGGAAACAGAGTAAATCAATCCAACCGTTATCCCTGCTGGCGAAGACGTATGATATCTGGTGTATTGATACTGTGAATTGACATTATTATATACTCTTGCAAATGAAATATCGAATGTTTGTGCGCTAGGAATTCCCATACAGTACGATATATTTGTAAGGTATGTTTCTGTGCCGCTTTTAGTGATTGTTGGATTCCCTGCTAATTCATCAATATAAACCTTAAATGTTTTGCTTACTGAATTTCCTCCTACGTCTGAATGCTTATCAAACGCATAATTCAAAGAATACCCAGTTGTGGACGGTACATTTATATTGGAATGTAAAATATCAATTAAACCAAAAGAACCATTCAGACGGAAACCCTTTCGTTTTGAATTATTGTTATGCGGATCGACCATCGTCGGGGATGAAAAATAATTCACTGTATTTCCGTTTTTATTAGTCAATGTGGGGTTTACACCAAACCCTCCATATAAAATTTCTTGTTTTTCCGTACCGTCGATTGAAAAAGTTATTTCTGTCAGATTACTACTATTATCTATAAATTTACCAAAACCACCCTGGGTATTTTGTTGTGTAGAAGAATATGGGAGAGATACTTCAAATGTCCTAGTCGAATTGAGCATACTCAAACTACTATTATTTGATTTATTCAAGTAACAAGCATATGTGTTATTTAAATCATCCCCCGTCCATGAACCACCGGTGGGTGTAGATATTTTATAAGCATATGTTGTTGGATTAAACCACGACGAAGCAGGCGTTGAACCAGAACTAGATGGTGTTCTGGTAAAAGAAGATGTTATAGTAGACGAATTTGAAGAGTAAGAAGTGGTCGATGTTAAATTATTTCTTGCGGCGGTAAAAAATTTGTATTTTGTTCCAGCTTTCAAACTATTAATACTAATGGAATAGTTGGTGTCTTTTGCCACGTTCGATATATTTGTATTTGTTTGTATGTTGGTATTTGTAACGGCTGTTCCTGCCACGGTAGATGATGTGCTTTCAAAGTCAAAATAAGTATTTGAAGCGTCTATCAACACGCCATTTGAAGCTGGAGCATTCAATTCCGTTTCTTGGACGTAATAATTAAATGTGATGGAATTGTCAGATGAAATCGCATTTTCAGTAGAAAATTGAGGAATTGATGGTGCCAAAGCAGTCACAAACGATAGGTCATAAAAATACAAGGAGCGATTGTCAACAGTCGGAACGTCTTCAGCATAATTTGAACCATATATCCTGACATCGAACGGGTCGGTTTTACTCAGAATATTGTTTATTGAGTTGCTGTTTGCCTGTTCTTGACTTACCTTATCAATTGTTAATGTTTTGTACTGCGTTGTGTTGTAATCTTCTGTATTACTAAACGTTTTTGGCCATATTCCCGTTGTAAATGTAATCCATTGGTTGGAATTATTATCATAACTATTATTACCTGTTGAAATGTTTCCTGATATTTCAATAGTAATCGAGTCTATAAATGGAAGATTCTTCTGTTTTAATGTATTTTGAAATGCCAATTTTGCCAATGTTGTATTATCTGTATTTGCAAGAATATTATCATACGTCCAATTGATATTTACATCTCCTGCCGTAGCAGTAATTTCTCCAGAGGGAGAGAAAGTAGCAGGCTGTTGCGTTAACATTTCGAAAAAAGTTTGTTTTTTATCGCTTATATTTAATTTATTAAATATGTTTGTAGAAAGGTCATTGATGGCTGCTGTGGTTTGCGATTCCAAATCCCCAACCGCCCCCGACGATTGGTTTGATAAATTAAGCAATTCGTCTGAAATGGTTTGAATTTTATTCATCATCGACCCGATTCCACCACTTGCATCTGTTGGGTCGCCCAGCACATCTGCTATTTCTTTTAAGGTATCCAACGTAGCAGGGGCATTTTCCATTAGTGTCAAAATTTGAGTATTAATAGTATTTATCGCACCGTCTATATTTGCTTCTTTCGTAATTGCCCTTGATATCTCGTCTGCTAAATTTTGTGAAATATCAGATATATCATTTGTAGGAACAAAATGTGTTCCATCAAATTTCACAAACTGACCGTCTATAATGCTATTTACACTTACATCGGAGAGGTCAGTCAATCGTTCGCGCGTTATATTTGTCAACCCCAACCCCTTGTATATGAACTCGTTTATCTCTCCCCCACCGATCAAATCAACTAAATTTTTTGAACTGTCCGCATTTTTTTTGTAAGCAATTTCCAATTTATTTACATCGTTTAAATGATACGCGTTGTTTGTGATGATGGAACCATTAAAGTCTATTTCTCCTATAGATACTTGTGCACCATTTACAGTTTTACCAACTACCAATCTCCAGTACCGATATTCTGCTGGGCTCGACAGTGAAACCGTATAATTATTGAACGCATTATTCAAAAACCATGTATCCCCACTTAGACCTGTGGTGTAATTTATTTCATTCCACGTGCTCGAATTGTTCGACGCAAACATTTTAAATTCACCAGGATGCGTCCTCACAATCGCATCATTTGTGTTTTGTTGTGGTTTAATCGTAAATGTGTTAATTACGGGTGTCGAAGAGCCACCCATATCTACCTGTACCCATTCACCAGAATACCCCTGTGTTATTTGCGTACCTAGATATTCTCCACTTATACCCGAAGCAGACGATGTTGGATTTCCTGAAAAAGTTGTACTGGGTAAATTATTATTTGATACATCCGTTATTTGTTGTTGACTCAGAACATCATTGAAAAACCGAACCTCGTCTATGTATGTATCTAAGTACAGTGATGTATCATTCTCATAACCAATATAATGGTGACACCAATGGATAGTTCCATCAATTCCTTCCTGTATATTAAATGATATGTGATTCCATGAATTATTGGAAATATCGGTATTTGAATTTTGAACGCCATTAATGTAATACGCATATGTTTTCGAAGAAAATGTCCCATTGCTACTAATAACGAGGTTGTTGTTTGGAGATGTGGAACCCATCCATAATGTAACCCAATTTGAAGCGTTGTTTGGGTCGAGAATGGTTAAAAATGACGTTCCGAAACCAGTTGGACGACTATTAAAATATACCCAAAAACTTACATTTTTTACATTTGTTAATCCGGGTTGCCTCCATATTTTTGTATTGTCTCTCTCTGTATGGACCGCCTTTGTGGTTGTTCCAGTGTGTCCTGTTATATCAACAATATTGGCAGATGTATGCGAACCTTCATACGCATTATCTTCAAAATCCTCAAAAAAACTTTGATTGTTTAACAGCCCAATATCTCCATTTCCTCCACTCGACAAATGAGCTATCTGTGAACTATTTAATGCATTTTCAAAAAAACGGACATCATCTATTTTACCCGCGTTTCCCCATTGGTCGTATTGATTTGCCAAATTATCTGTCGCACCCATAAAGATCACTGAATTTTTATTTGTATTCCACTGAAGATAAATATGTATCCATTGTGATGTTGTATACGTAAGACTGGAGGGATTACTATTGTGGCCTGTTGAGGTTGTAAGAGGCTGCTTTACGCCATTGATCCACCATTCTTCATAATGTAGGTCTGAATTCCAAACATAAAATCTGTTTTCTGAATTTATCATGTGAAGACTACACCTATTGTGTGTGGTTGCTTCAAATACCCACGTTGAATTAGACGATAAATTATCTACATCCAAATACATCCAAAAACTAGCCGATTTAAAAGATGTCATATTATTCATTTGCCATCTTCCCCTCTGTGTTATAGAACCTTGCAAAGCGTAATCACTGTTGTATCCACCACTTACGATTGTTGCCAATTGTGTAACATTTCCTGTGTATGATTGGTCTTCAAAGTCTTCGAAAAATGTTTGGGTCGGTAAATCAGGAATTACATTTCCATTGTCTCCATCGTGTATGTCTTTTACTTGTTTAATTGTTAAATTTTTAGAAAACATGCGTATTTCGTCCAATTTTCCAGTCCCTCTATATCGTGTGCCCTCTGTTAACGTTTTCCCAAACCATTTTAATTCAGTGGGCGAATTGGCAAATTCCATATAATGATGATGCCAAGTATCTAATGTTGTATCCACGTATGTGTCGCTTGACAAATTAATATTTTTATCAACCCCGTCTACGCACCATTTTGAAAATTTACTGGAGCCGTTTGATACGTAATATTTCACATTAGCGCCTATTAAATCCATTCCAACATAATCCGCGTTTTCGAACCCTAACAATTGTGGGATATCAGCGCCTCCCTCTTCTACGGCATAATGCCAAAAACTTATCGCCGTAACATTATTTGGTAAGCTGTCTGATGTAGTTTGCCACCACACCTTGCCATCTTGTGTGTTGTCGCCTTGAAGAGCATATCCGGCTCCATCCCTTCCTCCTGCTACAATAGTGGCGGTGGTTTGGGTACCTACAATTGCCTGGTCTTCAAAATCTTCAAAAAATGATTGGTACGATAAATCTGTTTTTAAGATCACTTCTCTATATACATTGTCGTTTGATTTCCATGTGTTGTTTGATTGACCGGTCAACTGTCCGTCGAACGCTTTGGTAGCAGTCGAAGTAGTAGATGTTTGTTGCGTAGACGCTGTATACGATTGTCCTGAATAAATAGTGGAATTTGGACCAGTTAATAAAGCAGTTCCTCCACCCAATTCTGTAATGTTTTTCAAAACAACATTTCCATTTTCTATATTGATTGAATTATAATTTTGATTCGCATCATCATACAAGACCATGAAATTATTAATATCATATGTAGGTTGATTGCTTACGTCTTTTGTGAAATGTATCTCTATTCTTCCCTCGTTTAGACTTACATCCGTTACGAGCGGAACAATACTTTCCGTCATTTTCTGTGATAAATTTTCCAATCGAATATTCACATTTGTAGAAAGGTCTCCTATAGTTTGATTGAGGGCACCCGATAAATCATCTAGACGAACGTTTACATTTTGAGATAAATCACTTATATCATTTACTATTTGATTTAAACTTATGTCTACTCTCCTCAAATACGATAAAATTTCTTTTACATAGTATTCGGTTCCATTAAAATAAATGAAGTGTTGTATTTCCTCGTCCGTTGCTGTTTTTAAATTATCCTTTGTACCTAAATCGCGCGTGTATTTTATTAATATGTTTGATAAATCACTCATTGTAGTCAAATAAGGTGGAATGGCTAATCCCTTTATTTCAGTCTCTGTGAGCGCCCTATCATACATTCTGATTTCATCCAATGAACCCAAACTATTGGTAGAACCATTCCTAGACAATAATTCAATATCTGCAAACGTTGTTTTTGATTCAATATAAACATGATGCCATCCGGTAAATGAAGCGGTGTTTAAGCTTGGTGTAATATCGAAAAGGGTAAATGGCAGATTGCTATTGCGAGGTGCTAGAGTATGTTGGTTACCGTCCACATACATCGTTTTCAAATTCTCACCATAACCCGCTAAAGTATTCGTACTGTCTACAAACACTTCAATTGCCAACCCATTCAACCGAACGATATCACTTACTAAAAACCATGTTTCTTGAACGCATTCATAATCCTTTACCCAAAATGAAATCGCTTTTACCCCATTTGGTATATCTGACGTGGTTAGATTAAACAACCCTTCACCAGACACGCCTTTTTTACTATGACCTATATTATTGACACCTGATTCGAATGTTCCCTCTGTTTGGAAATTTCCAATGTGTTTTGTGTCGTTGAAGGTTTCGAAGTATACTTGTCCCGATAAATTGTTTGGGTTTATCATTTGTGAGACATTAGAACCATCCAATACGGCATTCGCACTGTAATCCAATGATAAATTAACCTTGTTGTCTTTGATATAAACTTCCCCCAACCCAATTGTATCGATCCCCTTTGTTACCTGGAAATTTGTCAAATCGTATGTTTCCAAATGTTTGATATCTTTATCAAATGTTAATTCTATTAATCTATTGTTGCATAAATCCACATTGGTTAATTGTGCCCTGGATACGACCGCTGTTGAGCTGGAAACGGTTGAACCAGAACTATCTGTTGTCGAACCCGAACCACTTGAGCTGCTGGAAACCTGAACGGATATAACGTTCCCAGTAATAGTAACATTTTCACCAGCAATCAGACGGTCTCCTATGTTATTTGACAAATCTACAAAATAATCCCAACGAACGGCAGCAGATCCAATCGTTTGATGTAATTCTGGTAAATCATTTACTGGGTCCGGCGGTGGATTTACTAAACCATATACATTATCTGATGATAGTAATAAACCAGACATTATTTAATATAATATAAAATTAGACAAAAATTAAATTTATATTACACTCTTGGCAATTATTTTAATATCAGAAAATTCCTGATGTTTTGTATTGTTTTGGAATTGAGTTTTCGTTTGCCACCGCCTTTTCCTTTTATCATTAAACCATTCAAACAATTGGAATCTTCGGTGATACTATTGATGAGATTATACACTGATTTGTATATTTCTATTATTTGCATACTTGTATCTACGCTTACATGAGGTATTTGACTTAACATTATTACTTCTATATTCTCTGGAGTGATGTTGCCTTTCTTTTCACGCTTCACATATTTACTATACCTTAGAGATGGGTTTGAGTCTACTGATGTATTCAAAGTTTCTAGGACATTGCTATTTAGTGTTATATTCATTTTCGAGGGTGCTTCTTCGGAGGATGTTGTTCCTTCTATTGGCTTCAATTGAGTTGATTCTATACTCGTGTTTAATAGAACGTTTTCAAAATAAGGTTTTTTTGGTTTTGATTTGCCTATTTTTAATGCCATTTGAAGAAGAAATTCCGCTGTTTCTACCAATGTTGTTGTTCTAAAGATAGAAAACCCTTTGTAATACATCATACTTACTATAGCACTGTATATAGTTTCCCTTGAAATTTTTGTATACCGATTGTTCCACATTGATATATCTCCTTCTATTAAATAGATGATATTGTGATTATGAATATTACAATGTGATAGTCTGTATGACTGTTCTTTGTATCTACCGTCTTGTATTGAACTTGCTAAATCATTTATCGTTTTTCGTTCAATCATTAATAACTCCACATCATTTTTGTCCTTTATAATAATGTCAGATAGTGGTAAATTTTCGATTTCCACGTGTATTGGATTGTATTTACCATTCATTAATTTTACGGAGTTAACCAATTGGATAAGTTTTTTTTCTCTGTAATCAATTACTAATTTCATTTATTTATTATTGTTTGTCATTGTTTTAAATAAGTTATTTAAATAATTTATTTAAGATAAAGTTTATTAAACACGTGTTTTTTTTCTGTAGATACTTGCCGATGTTCTTCTTCCTGATGGCGTATATACCGCGCGTTGCTTCATTAGCTCACCAGGCGTCATTGAAAGATTTCTATTGAGTAATCGTTTCCTTTCTTTTTTAATACGCTGTTTTCTGGTCTTCCTAGCATTTCTAATCATTGTTTTTTTTGCCAGGTTTGAGTGTTTGCCCGAACCCCCTATTTTATTAAGATTGATACATTTGGTTGTGTATTTTCTTTTTGATCTGCCTTTGCCCTTTCTTTTGTTTCGTTTCAGTTTAATCTTTTTCATTGTTTTTTTCATTGTTTTTTTCATTGATTTCTTCATTATTTTGTTATATATTTATGCAATAAAAAAATGATTCTAATTGTTAATTAAATTATAACGTTAATGTTTGATTTGTATGTTGACACGTTCCACCTCCCCAACCACTTACGGACGGCGCATATACACCAAATGAAGTAAACACGCCAGCAGTAACGCCGACAATTACACATGTAATCAACCATCCTAAAGCTGTTTTGTAAAATACCTTACAATTAATACCGGAGCAATTTTTCACATTTTCCAATAATCCAACTCCTACCGTTGCTCCAACTTGGCAATGTGTGGTGGATAACGGTATTTTTAAACGACTGCCTACGATAACTACCAAAGCAGATGCTAATTCTATAGAAACACCACGCGATGGAGTTATTTTAATTAACTTTTCTCCTATCGCCATCATTATTTTTTTTCCATACAAGTACAGTCCAACAGCAATACCTATTCCACCCATTCCTAATATCCAATACGCGCTATCGTCCATATCATTTTTATTAGATATATCATTTGTTAAATATATCGTGTATATCGTGACAAATGGACCTATTGCGTTAGCTACATCATTCGCTCCATGACTAAATGAATCACACACTGCTGTGAATATTTGAAGATATTTAAACGCATTTTCAGTTCTATTATCAAATTTCTCAGCATTCGAATGTAAGCTCACAATTCTCTCTAATTCATTTTCATTTTTGATGTTTAAATTTTGCTTATCGTTTATTATGTTTTGTGCGGTCATTTCAATGCTTGGATGTCCCTCGATATCATTGTCGTTGTGTAAATTATTTATGTAGGATTTTAATTTTGGTACCAATGGGACCGTAACAATGGCAATAAAACCACCGGCACCAAAAGCTATAGCAAACGCCACTCCCAATGGTGTTTTATCTAAACCTAATCCTTTCGCACCTTTATATATTATAAAAAATGTGTTTATAGTAACAGTTGACCCAATTAACACCGGGTATATATAATTAATCCGGTTTGTTTCAAATTTATGTCGCAATACAAGTTTTCTAGTCAACCAGAAAACAACTGTCGCTATTATGGCTGAAAAAAACGGCGACAGAAACCATGACATGACTATACCACCAACACCTCCCACATAAGGGAATGTGTCTATTGCTTTATACCATATAACACAGTTTGCGCCTTTTATTGCTATTGTCATTCCTACCATACCTCCGACACAGGAGTGTGTTGTTGATACTGGCATTTCGTATTTGCTTGCAAGAAACAACCACAGTCCAACCGCCAATACTACCCACATACAACCATACATTAATAATTCAGGCTGTGATTCGAAGCATTTGTAATCCGCTATACCTTTTCGTATAGTATTTGTAACGCGACTCCCCATTAAAACGGCACCAGCAGTTTCAAATATAACAGCCAGCGCGACCGCTTGCTTTATGGTAAGTGCCTTTGATCCAACAGAGGTAGCAAACGCATTCGCAGCATCGTTGGCACCTATACCCATCGCCGCAAAAAAAGAAAATAACCCCCCTATAATTAATATCCAAGTATACATATATTACTTGTTTTGGTTGGAATGTATTTAAATATATTTTTTATATATTTAAAGACCATTAATGCTTTTTCTTTTTTTTAACATGATCTCTTAATTCTTTTATCGACATTTCAAATAGTTGTTTCTTCTTCTTTTTCTTACCCTTCTTGTATTTTTTCTTTTTTATTTTAGTTTTGCTGTTTCTTTTTCTCCGCACTTTTTTTGTTTTCTTCTTTGATTTGGGGAGAGATATTTTCTTCCTTTTTGTCTTTTTATGTTTTTTAGCCCGTTTTTTGGTTTTGTTGTTTTTATGGATGTTGTGCTTCTTTTTCCCTCCAAGCAAGGGCATCTGACCACCCATTAAAGGAGCTATTGGAACTTTAGATGGCGAGGGGTGCACCATCTTGCCTTCGTAGTAATCTAATTCCATAGGTTTACCGGTTCCCGTGCTTTTATCTAATGGCGGTTTGTCATTGGTTGTATAATCAGATTGTTTACCTTCTTGATGGTTTCTACTAAATTTATATATTTCCAATAACTCCATAATACTTTTTTCTGCATTCTGTAATAGAACGGGGAATATATTCTTGATTTCAACATTTCCTTCTGGAAACAAATTATTTAAATCACTCATAGAAATTACCTCTATGTCTGCTGTATCCGTTGTATATAATTCGTTGTAATACTCTTCATATGTATTATTAATGGTAGTTAGTTTATTATTATAATCATACAAGACATCATACAACCGTATAGCATCATTATATTTACTCGATACAATATCTGGTTCATACTCCAACACAGGTTCATTATTAAATATATTTCTATCTTTTAATTGTTGCCATATTTTATCATTATCATTATATTCGTCATCCGTGTCTGTTTCAAATCCGTGTTTAATGTTAAATAAGTCTTGTATTTTTTTTGTTGTTTCAGGCGATATACTGGTAATAAATACCTTGATTTTAGAGAGTAATGGGTCGTCCCTGTCGTAATTAATTTCTTTTAAAAAATTAGTGTTTGTTTCAATGGATTGTTTACCACCATTCAGTTTAATGTTTTCAATCACTACCTTCTCTTCAATAAAATTATCTATTATCAATTCGTTTATCTTATGAAAAATAGCAATTTCATTGTAATGTTCTAATATTAGATTATGAATATCTTCATATACAGTATCTTCATATACAGTATCTTCATTAATACGGGGTTTTTTTACGCTTTGTTTATCGGTTGGATCGTCTCGTGGTCGTTTTACTGTTGTTGTTGTTGTTGCTACCTTTTCTTCACCGTCACCGTCCCCACCTGTTTGTAATACAGTATTTAACTGTTCAACTGCTGTATCAATTATTGCTATTATACTGTTTAATTTATCGGATAATGGATTTACTTCTACATTTTCTACCATTTTTAAAAGTTTACCTCTTGTTTTCATTAAAAATGAATTTCCGCCAATGTTTATCTTAGAACGACGCCCTTCACCTTCTGGAACAATTGTTTTGTATTTTCCTGTCTTACCCCTCAATCCATGTAATATCATTTTTAATCTGTCTCGATTGTTTATTTTATCTTTAAATTGATACTCATCTATTTTTTTTGTTAACTTATTTATTTTAATAATCGTTTTATCAATATTGTTTTGTAAGGTTATGTGATTATTAATATCAATCGCTTTGTTTTTATCATATACATCATTTATCAACAAAGTTAATGAGTAAACAAACTCATATATTTCGTTTTTATAGAAATTTATGTATAGAAATTTCAAAAAATTCTTATATGTTTCATTATTAAATGGTACATCATTATTAAATGGTATATTAAAGTCGTATATGTTTAATTTATCAAATGGTTTAACCATTTCAATGTATTTATTTATTAATGTTGAATTGTTTTTTTTAATTGTTTTTAATTCTTTTTCTTGATTTAACTCAATAGACGCTTGTCTATTTTTTTCATTTTTTAATTTTTCTTTAAGTTGTTTTTTTGCGTCACTACTTAAAATACTTTTATGAATCGCAATTGTAAGACCAGAACCTGGAATTTCTTTGTCTCTAAAATGATTACAATATACAATAACCGGTGTTTTATATAATATAGCATGTCCTAACAAAGGCCTGTCATATGTAACCAACCAAGGTATTTTGCCTTCTTTTTGTAAGTATCCACAATATAGTGCCTGTATTGCGTCTCCGAATCGTTTCATTAGATAGTGCATATCTGTATATTTTTTTGCTTTTGTTTCTTCTTTTTTAAGCTGTTTAAAACTGCTGGTGCTATTTATTGTTTCAAATAATTTGTTTAATAAGTCTCTCAACATTGCTATAGTTTGTTGTTTTTTATCTGATTTTTGAAGAAAGGTGTGAGGAACCGCATATTTCTTTTTAGCATGTTTTTTTGTATTTTGATTAGGATTAATTAAAGCATACGCTTTGTGATTTTCACCTGTGTACAATGTTATATCACAATTACTAGAAAACAAAACTGTATTGTTTTCTTCAATATTTATAATGGGATACTTACTGTTCTCGTAATTAGGAATTTCCAATACTTCTTGAATGCTATTGTAATATACCTTGTCAACATCACTATTATCCGTTGTTAACTTGTCCTTGGTTTTAGGGTTACTTTTACCGGCAGGATCTATCCTTGTAGCAGCACAATCCAACCAATTGAAATAATGTGTATAGTTATTTATAGCATCAAATAAGCCTTTTTGCGTATCAACAACGAGTTCTATATTACGATATGGAATACGTCCGTTGTTATTTGGAATTTCATCATTGGTTTTAATTTCATCAAATAGCATTTCGATTGCTGTGTTAATAGGATTTTTTCCGTTTGTTCCATTTGTTCCATCATAATTAATAAAAGTATACTCGCTTAAAATATTATTAGTTGGTAACTCTTTATTAGAACCCATAGTCCAATGTTTCATTTCATTTCTTTTTAAACCTATTACATTTTCTAAATATTTATCTTCATCTCTAACACTACATTTTAAATTAGATTTAGTTGGATTTATTAGATTATTGCTTTTCATTGCCGTTTTTAACTCTGCAAAAGATATATTTTCTTTAAAATCATGAATATTATCAAGCAATGAAGCACAATACATAATATTCTTATATTCATCATGCGGCAATTTCTTATTCTCATCACTATTTAAATGAATATCTAAATAATTGGATGCAAATGATGTCATATTCTATATATAAGTAATTGATTATATTATTTATCAAACTAGTTTAAATACAGTTTGGGAATAATATATATTATGTCAGCAATTATCAGCAAAGAAATTATTCAAGACGGAGATGTTAGTAAGGAAGAAGAAGATTATATATTTAATCCCTACAATGAAAACAATATGGAAATAACAGAAGCAGAAGTTTCTGTTATTTTAAAGAAATATGGGTTGCCTAGCACGTTCCATAACTTCAATTTATACAAACGAGCATTTATTCATAAATCGTACTGTAAACGTCCTAAATTAGAGAATGAAGAAAACGGTGTTATTATTGCCGAACAACCAGATGGATGCATGACACTTAAAACCAAATCCAATGAACGGTTGGAATATTTGGGAGATGGTGTGTTGGAATGTATTACTAAATACTATTTGTATCGTAGGTTTCCTAAGGAAAATGAAGGGTTTTTAACCGAAAAGAAGATCGCTCTGGTGAAAAATGAATCCATTGGAAAAATGGCATACGAGATGGGATTAAATAAATGGTATATTCTGTCCGCCAACGCCGAAGAAAAGAAAACCAGAACCAATCTTAAAAAATTGGGCTGTTTGTTTGAAGCCTTTTTGGGTGCTTTGTTCTTGGATTTCAACAAAATTCAAATTCATGATGAGGGAAAGTGGTTTGATAATGTATTTGTAACTGGTCCTGGTTTTCAAATGGCGCAAACCTTTGTGGAAAAAGTATTTGACGAACATGTAGATTGGATGAATTTGTTACAGAAAAATGACAATTACAAAAATTTGCTACAAGTTAAGCTCCAAAAGGCATTTCAAGTCACCCCTATTTACAGAGAAATGAGTGAATGGGACGAAGATGTTGGGTATCATATGGGAGTGTTTTTATGTATAGGTTACAATCAGCACAATGTAAATTTACATTCATTTATGAAGGTTAATGATTTAGAGAAAAAATACAAAAATAGCAATGTTTTAGAAGATATTGAATATTATTTGGAAAATGTAGACAACAATATCTTCCTGTATTTGGGAGAAGATACTCACAAAATCAAGAAAAAAGCAGAACAATCCGCATGTTTAAAAGGATTGAAACTATTGGAAGGACAATAATGAAAAATCGTCTCATTCATAAAATTACATAAATCATATGTAATTTTATATAAAAACAAAACTTTTATTATAAGTAAATAATATATACAATGAGTTCTCTTCTCGATAGATTAAAAGTTAAAAATATACCAGAGAAAAAGACAGAGTATAAAATTTTAATACCTAGGAAGGCGAGGACATCTCTCCCTTCAAAGCAAAGAAAAGACCCCGTTACATTGAATGATACAGACGGTTCTGATAATATTTTTAAACCTAAGAAAACATTGGAATCCGATAAAAAAGACAATAAAGTTGCGATCGTAGACATGACAGACAATGATATGGATTTTTCCAATTTTTTCAGACAGGCAAGGGGGATGATTTTTGTCGATGAAAACCCAAAGAATGTAGACGAAAAGTATGATTCCGATCCAGAAGAACAAACAATGGTTGACTTTGATGAACCATTGGGGAGAGATGATGATAAAAAGGAAGAGGTAGAAAAGAAGGCCAAGAAGGATGAAATAAAAAAGAAAGATAAAAAAGATAAGAAAAAGGCAAAGGATGGTGATGATGATAAAACAGAAGATGCAAAGATAGGGGATGATGATGATGATAAAACAGAAGATGCAAAGATAGGGGATGATGATGATGACAAGGACGAGGAAAGAAAAGTGGTAACGTCCATTGATAAAATGGATGATGCAAAATATTTTACTGACTTACGTGTAGAGAGTGTTATTATTGGGGATTCCACCATAAAACAACGCCTTCCACCTGTTAAACGAAAAATCAATATTAAAGCAAATTCTTACTATTTAAACAATCGTAAAATATTCACTAACTTCATCAATTCGTTGTTCCTACCATACAAAACTAAAAAAGAGAACAAGAGTGGAAAAGAAGTAAAATTATTCACACATCAAGAAATTATAAGGGATTATATTAATTTGTACTCTCCTTACAGAGGATTATTAATTTACCATGGGCTGGGGTCTGGAAAATCATGTGGTTCTATTGGAATCGCTGAAGGACTGAAGAATGATAAACAAATATACATAATGACACCCGCCTCTCTTCAGATGAATTATGTGAAAGAATTGAAAAAATGCGGTGACCCAATTTACAGAACAAACCAATACTGGGAATTTGTAGAAACAAAGGGGAATGCTGAATTGGAAGAAACACTCCATAAAGTTTTGGGTATCAGTTTAAAATATATCCGAAAACAAAAAGGAGCATGGATGGTTAATGTTAAGGAAAAATCTAATTACAATCTCTTATCTGAAGTACAGCAGAAATCATTGGATAAACAGATTAATGAAATGATTATGAAAAAATACAGGTTTTTCAGGTACAATGGTATGCGATTGGACCATCTGGCAAAATTGGAACAAGAAGCCGAAGAAGAACACGGACGTTCCAACCCATTCGATCACAAAGTCGTCATTATCGACGAAGCACATAATTTCATCAGTAGGATTGTTAATAAATTAAAAAGCAAAAAAACAAAAAGTTTGTCTGTGAAATTATACGAATACATCATGGATGCTATTGATTGCAGAGTAGTATTCTTAACTGGGACTCCAATGATTAATTATCCAAATGAAATTGGCATATTGTTTAACATGCTAAGAGGATACATCAATACGTACCATTTCAAAATCGATGTTAAAACAAAACAAAAGGTAAATGTGGATTATATCAGAAAAGCGTTGAAGAATAATCGTTTGGTCGATTACATCGATTATAAACCAACTACAAGGATGCTAAGTATAACGAGAAATCCGTTTACATTTGAAACAAAATTGGATAGATCCCGCGAATACAATGGGGTCGCTATGGGAGAGAAGAACAAAGTAAGTGAAAAAGAATTTATCAAAAAATTGAAAGAAACGTTGTCAAAAAATAAGATTAAGATAAATGCGGATGCGGTGAAGGTGGAAAAAAACAAGGCACTACCAGATACGTTTGCTGGATTCAACAAATTGTTTATTAATCCAGCCAACGGCAACATGGTGAATAACGATTTATTCAAGCGCCGTATATTGGGATTGACGTCATATTTTAGAAGTGCAAAGGAAGAATTACTTCCTGAATTCAATCCTGAAAAGGACATTATCATTGATAAAATACCAATGAGTAATTACCAATTGGGAGTTTATGAAACCGCGCGTGATATAGAAAGAAAAGAGTCAGACAACAACGCAAAACGCAAAAAGAAGGCCGAAAATGAAAATGTATTTGAAGAGGGAACGTCCACTTACAGAATATTTTCAAGGTCATTCTGTAATTTTGTGTTTCCCATTGACATCGAACGACCCCTTCCTATGAAGAGAAAGAAGAAAGATGGCAATATAAACATCAAGAATCTAGACGAAGACTTATTGGATAATGCCGACGTTAATGAAAGGGTAAATAATGTTGATGGGAGGTTTCAAGTAGATGATAGCGAAGCCATAGAACAAATGGTTAACGATGACTATGGTGAACGAATTGAAAATGCTATGAAAATGCTGGAAGATAAAGCTAATTTGTATCTAACCTACGATGCTTTGAAAACGTACAGTCCTAAATTTCAAAAGATTTTATTCAATATTCAAAAGGATGACCATAAAGGATGTCATTTGATTTATTCTCAATTTAGGACATTGGAAGGTATTGGGATATTGAGTTTGATTTTGAAACAAAATGGGTATTCTGAATTCAAAATAAAAAAAGACGACAGTGGTAAATGGTTGATTGATATGACACAGGAAGAATTGAGTAAGCCCAGTTTTGCCCTTTACACAGGTACCGAAGATGAAGAAAAGAAGGAGATTATTAGAAATATTTTCAACAGTAATTGGGGGATTGTGCCGTCCACATTGAGAGACCAATTGATGGCAATGAATAAAAACAATTTTTATGGAGAAATCGTCAAGGTGTTTATGATTACCAGTAGTGGAGCAGAGGGCATTGATTTGAAGAATGTTCGATACGTTCATATTGTCGAGCCATATTGGCATCCAGTCAGGAAGGAACAGGTTATTGGTCGTGCTGTTCGCATCAATAGTCACATTCAATTGACTCCTGAATTTAGAAATGTAAAAGTATTCATGTATTTGATGACCTTTTCAGAAAATCAATTGTTGGGCGATAAGAATGGTGAAACAAAGGAGGACCGCGAACCTAAGGTGTCGCAAAGGTTACAAAGCAGGGATGTTAGTAAGTTTGATGAAAACCTTGTTATTACAACCGACGAGTCGTTGCACGAAATTAGTACTATCAAAGAAAATGTGAAAAAAGACATCTTAAAAGAGATCAAAAGTTCTTCTATCGACTGTTCTATTCATAATTCCGGTAATACTGAAATTGCTTGTTACTCCTTTTCAAGCAATAATCCTAACGATTATTTAACCGTTCCCTCTTTTAAGAAGGACCAAAAGGATAAATTTAGAAAAAAAAATATCAAAAAGATGACTTGGACGGCAAAACCGGTAATAATAGATGGTAAAAAATACGCTTTTAAAAGGGACGCACCGGACGTGAAAACTGGCGAACTGTATGATTACGACAGCTACGTTCAAGCAAAAAGTTCAGGGGTCAATCCAGTATTGGTTGCTAAATTGGTGCCTCATCCGACAAAACCCAACAAAATTAGACGGGTGTATGTTTAATGTTTAATGTTTAATAAAATTATAATTGATACGTTATAATTTTATTGCCAATAATTGATTGTATTTGTTGTTTTGTTTATTATCCTGAACTTACACTTACACTTCAATTGTTGAATTGTAGTTGATATATGGTTTTAAATCAATCAATCGTTTTTTTATTATGTAACGATTTGATATCTCGTAATAGGGTTCATCCAATATTTGCATAACCAAATTGTATATGGTCGGTACCAATAATTTATAATTATTAAAACATAATTTTATTATATTGTTTATTGATTTTGTCTTTTCGTCGCTGTTTCCATTTTCATCAAATTCCACTACCAACATTTTGAAATTATCATAAAATTCTTTTTCCCGTTTTATTTTTGTCATTGAACGAGTCACACGTTTTTCTACACTAGTACGAGTCGTCGATGGTTTCAATTTGAACGTATTCGTAATGTCACCCCTACATACAGGACACGTATTTTTTATTTCTCTCCAAATTTTTAGACAAGAATCGCAAAATATATGTCCGCAATTGGTTTTCATTAATGATTTATCTGTATAACATATCCCACACTCCATTGATTTACTATTTATATTAATCTTTAATATTTTTTATTTCGTATATGTATAATGAATTTAACAAAAACTGATGTTGTGAACGTGATGAAACAACTCACTGAAAAATTATCCAAAATGGAAGATATCCAAAATTCCGAAGGGGAAGGGGAAGGGAAAAGCGAAGGGGAAGGGGAAGGGAAAAGCGAAGGGGAAGGGAAAAGCGAAGGGGAAGGGAAAAAGGAAGGATTTGTGAATATGAAAAGCGATACAACTGTAAGGAACACGTTCTACGTTACATATGTTTTCTTTTTAACAACCGCTACAATCACTTTCATTGAGGCCATGAGGACAAAAGACATAAAGGCACGTCATATTCTTAATTTAGAAACAGCTATTTCCGTTATTGCTGCTTATTTTTATGGTACGTTTATCGAAAAAGTTAATAAAAAACAGCTCAATTACAAGGACATTAATATGACACGATACCTTGATTGGTCCATGACTACTCCCATCATGCTTTTGGTATTGGTTTTGGCCTTCTTATATAATACAGGAGGACGATTGCGACTGGGGACATTTGCTACTATTTTGCTATTGAATTTTATAATGCTTGGTTCCGGGTATTTGGGAGATATTGGAAATATACCTAAAATGACTGGATGGGGGGTCGGATTTGGTGCTTTCTTTGCCATGTATTATTATATTTATACTACATTTTTGAAAGGCAAGTATAAGTTTGATAACAGTATATTATATTGGGCCTTCTTCATCCTATGGAGTATGTATGGATTGTTGTATTTGGCCGATGAAAAAATTAAAAATGTCGGGTACAATATACTTGATTTGTTTGCCAAATGTTTTGTTGGTATATTCTTTTGGGCTTACTTTACTAAGGTCATTACTTTGTAAATGACGATACATTGATAATTTACAAATAAAAATTAATACATTGTGTTAATTTTTATTTTATTCATTTTTATTTTATTCATTTTTATTTTATTCATTTTTATTTTATTCATTTTTATTTTATTCATTTTTATTTTATTCATTTTTATTTAATTCATATTTAATTCACCTTTTTGAGACGGGACGGTTATTTTTTGGGGGGCTATTTCACTGTATTTCATCTCCAATTCCTCGCATTTTATTCTTAACTTATCGTATTTTTCATTTAGTATGGTAAATTTTGCTTCCACCCTTGCCTCTAACTTAGAAATCATCTGTTTTTCTAATTCTTCGCGCATAGGAATTGATACGTGTGATTTCTGTTTTAATTTTAACTTGCCTAATAAATCATGAACCATTGGGATTTTTTTTGATTCATTCGTGGTATCTGTTGTTAAATCAAACGACACTTTTTTATTGGAAGATGTTGTTTTCAAAATCGAATTGGGAGACTCTTCTATGATTAATTTTATGGGGTTCGTGTCTGAACCAGAATTTGTTTTAGTTTCAGATGGATTGATCCAATCTGGTGGTTTTTCACTATACGTATTAGTAATTCGCTCCAATTCCTTTGCACGGTCTTCCAATGTCTGGTTTATAACATTATCTATGTTTTTCATAGGCGTATCTTCGATTGTGTCGCTAAAATCAATTTCCTTTGGTTTTTTTGGATTCAACATAGTATCATATTGTTGTTTGTAGTTATCGAAATTACCCCCTTTTTGCAATGTACTTGGACTTTGGAATTGCGATGGTTTTTTCAATACCATTGTATTCTTTTCAGTTTGTTGCTGCTGTGTACTCAGGTATTGATAACAAGTCGCGAGTAATTCCTTGTTCATTGACTGTAGGGTTGGATAATTGAATCTTCTTTCATGATAATTTTGTAGCTTATCATTGAAAAATTTGACGAACAAAGGCTGTCTTACGGTATTTCTATTAAACTCTGATTCTAATATATTTATTAATAAACTTATATTTGTTTGGCTGTTTATAGACATAATATACGATTTATATTATGTTATTAAATTAGATTTAAATCGGTTTATTAAAAAATCTTTTACGCAATCTTAACATGTAATTGTCCGTTATTTTGTTCCTCTGGAACTTTTCAAAGCATTTGTTACGGATCATCTGTGTTATAAAATACATACTATACATTCCACATTCACTGTGTCCGAATTGGTGCCTTCTCTTATTTTCTAAATACTTGTACTTCTCTCCCATTTCACTAGATTGTTTGGTTACAGTGTTGATAAATTTCTTTATTTGTGCCGGAGGTTTATCACCATAGCTGTCAAAGTAATAAACGGTTTTTTTGTTTACATTTATAAATAATGCAACCCAATGCGATCCGGATTTATAATGAGGGTCTAAATTAAAAATTACTCCTATTTTTTTATGTTTGTTGGCAATATGTTTTTTCAGACTAAACTCACACAATTCGTCCCATACACATTCTCCGAACATTCTATGACTATCGTAGTCGATGGGACTGGGACCTATGAATTTAAAGCATGAGTACTTTCTCTCCCACTGTGCCATAACTTTTACAATATCCAGACTTGAAAGCCATTCATTAGGATTTTTTAACCATGATTCCGGCATTTCCGGTGAAAAGGTTAAATCATAAATATTACTTGGCAATCCCTCCTTTACACAAAGATGTTTTAACCAGCAAGATTCTCTCTTACACGCATGTTCGTGTTCCATTACAGAACGCAATGATTTCCAAATTATATATGGGTCGTCGCACACTATCTTATGGTCCGGGTGTTTTTTATTCCACAAATCACGTATTTTCATTAACGTTGATTTTGAATAACATGTATATCCCAGTCCGTCTGAATTAACCGCGCACATATCTGTTTTCTTAATATTTTCATTTACCTTTTTTATACTGGTCGATATTTTATGGTTGTGTTTGTGTGAACAAGATGACTTTTTTTTTCTTGTTTTGGTATTGATTTTTCTTTGATTTTTCTTTGTTTTATTTTTAATAGGCATCTTATATTTTTTATAGATTATTTTTATTGGTAAATTATTAATATATAATGTAATAATTGAATTATCAGGTATATATATCGATGGATAAGTATATACTATATTAATTAAGTTCATTATGATTAAAAATAATTGAAGAAAACGCATTTACACCTGTCTAATAATAGTTAAAATAACAAATAATGTTTAATATATTTAATAATAATCTTTGTTTTTATTCGTCAGAAAGATCGCTTATCATTAAGTCAATTGCCTTCTTTAACTTTTTTTTATTTTTTCTCTTCTTTTTTGCCATTGCTACAGCACTTGTTTTGGATTTTATTTCTACATCTTTTTCTTGATATTTTATGTCCTTTAAATTATAATCTTTTTGCTTTGGTATGTGTATTTGAGGTTCTTTTTTTACGATATGTTTTATAACAAACTTATCTAAATTGTAATCATTTTTCCCAATCTTTTTAAACATCAATTCATCAGGGTTATCATCCTCTTCTTTTTCTTTGTAAGGGAGAGATGTTTGTACTTCCCCTTCCAATTCTTTGTACTCATTTTGGATAATTTCATTTTTATCAACCATCTTAAAATGGTCTATTAAAGTTAAACAAAAATGGTCGAATGCTTCATTAATAGTAGCGTTCTCCTTTCCTCCTCTTAATAATTCCTTGCATTTTTGAAATATTCTCTTTTTATAAAATTCAACATCTTTTCTATCGACTACATCACAGTTGGCGTCGGTTTTGGATTTATTTTTACCCATGTTGGTTAGATACAACAAATCAATAGAATTAGTGCTATTACTCATAATATTTATATATTTTTGAATATATAAATATTTACTTATTTATACCAATTACCAAATCCAATCGCGCGATATTACAAATCTTTGGTTTGTTGGCGAGTATGATTGGCAAATAAATTAGTTGCTAAATTACACTTATTAGGATTGAACGGATTAAAAACTTCTCTTTTGTTTAATTGTTTGAATGGGACCACTTCGTTCGTTGAATAATTTTGTTCTCTGTATAAACCACTATTTGTACCAGGAACATAATCGTGCTTTCCTCCTTTCTGCAATGGCGCGAATCTATTAAATAACAATGATTCATGATCTACGTTATTGGCGTATCCACTGTATGGAGCAGAACTTCCAGGATTGAATGTGGCGGATGAATTGTATACCGAATATTTCATTTTATTTACAGATGATTCTTTCCTACAGTCAACAATTGGCATTACTACTTTTCTGGTGGAAGCAGGGTGTGCTATATAAGCAGATTCAAGGGTTTTTGAAGGAAGATTGCGCTGAGCCATTGGCTTACTTATAAAACTACGAGTGTCTACATTTCTATATACATATTTCCTGCCGGTTGGCTCAGGAGACTTTGATTTGGGCTTTGATTTTGATTTATCGGATTCGCTCATTTATATATATAAATTATGATAATAAAATATATTAAATACATTTTTTCAATTAATTTAATATATGTGTGGAATATTTGCCTTCTTAAATAATAAGAAATGTCAGGAATGCGCATATGATTATTTCATGAAGGGTGTTGGAAGAGGACCGGACACGAGTCGTTTTCAATACAATTTACTAGATACAAATAATAAAACACCAATAACTATAGGATTCCATAGACTCGCTATAAATGGTTACGGAGACGACATGTCCGACCAACCATTTGATATAGACGATTGTACTCTAATATGCAATGGCGAGATATACAATTGGAAAGAATTGTACGAAAAAATAGGAGTCACTCCATCTACTAAATCCGACTGTGAGATTATTATTCATTTATACCGACAATTTGGCATTGAATACACTCTACAATTATTGGACGGTGTGTTTGCGTTTGTTCTGTTTGATACAAAGAAAAATAAATTATTTGTCGCGAGGGATTTATACGGTGTTAGACCATTGTTTATCGGGGATAGTAATGAGGATGATTGTGCTGAAACAAGCTATTATTTTTCTTCTGAGATGAAGCAAATTGCGTTTGATAATATGAATTATGTAAAACAATTTACACCGGGTACATATTCCACATTTCATTGCAACAATGACGAAGTATTTACGTTTGTTTCCAATAAAAGGTTCTTAGACGTACCTTCTGTTATTAATACATCCTATAAACTAGATAATCCATCGTATTATAATGATATTTACAACGCTTTATCAGACGCGGTTGAAAAAAGAGTGGATAACACCGATAGAGAGTTGTGTTGTCTATTGTCTGGTGGTTTGGATAGTAGTCTAATCACCGCTCTTGTAAATAAACATTACACGAAATACAACCCAGGGAAAAAACTTCATACATGGTCGATTGGTATGAAGGGTAGCGAGGACTTGAAGTACGCTCAGAAGGTGGCGGATTATTTGGGAACCGACCATCACGCAATTGAGTTGGAAAAAAGTGAGTTTTTAGAGGCCATATCAGAAGTGGTGTATACCATAGAAAGTTATGACACTACTACGGTGAGGGCAAGTGTAGGCAATTGGCTTGTTTCTAAATACATCAAAAATTGTAGTGACGCCAAAGTGGTATTCAATGGCGATGGTAGTGACGAAGTGTGTGGGGGGTATATATATTTCCACTGTGCCCCCAATTGTTTGGAATTCGATAAAGAGTGTAAACGACTGTTAAAAGACATCCATTATTTTGATGTTCTACGTTCGGATCGCTCTATTTCAAGTCATGGATTGGAGGCGAGGACACCGTTCTTGGATAAAAACTTCGTTCAAACATACTTGTCTGTGCCTTCACACATACGCAATCATAGTGAAAACAATCAATGTGAAAAATATATATTGAGGAAAGCGTTTGATAGGGATGGACTATTGCCAAAAGAAGTGTTGTGGAGAACTAAAGAAGCGTTCAGCGACGGTGTAAGTAGTGAGAAAGAAGCATGGTTTGAAACAATTCAAAAAAAACATAAGGACGAGCCTGGATTTTATAAACAGGAATTTTTAAAACATTACAGTGGGAGAGAAGACACCATCCCCTACTATTGGATGCCCCGGTTTGTTGAAGCAACGGATGCCAGTGCTAGGACCCTGGATATTTATAGTAAAGTCAATAATTCCAATGATGATACAGAAAAACTAACTAAATAATACAAATTATATTAAATACAAATTATATTAAATACAAATTATATAATTTATATATTAAATGAGTGTAGCAGCGCCTTCCGATGACTATTTATACAGTGTCTCCCCGTCAGAAAGACCACCAAATAACCCTTTAAACCGTCCGTTGACCGTTGTATTTTGTCTGCCCGGCAATAAGTTTTCAAACCATTTTCTTCAATCCTGGAGCGAATTGTTGTGCTATTGTATAACACATAATATTAGACCAATTATATCGTGTAAACAAAGTTGTAACATCTATATGGTTAGAAGCATGTGTTTGGGAGCAGATATGATGCGAGGAACAAAACAAAAACCATTTGATGGTAAACTGGATTATGATTTTATAATGTGGATTGACAGCGATCAAGTGTTTGGCGTTCAGCAATTTTGCAATTTATTGCGTCATAACAAGGACGTTGTTTCTGGAATGTATTTAATGAAGGGTGGAAATCAATTTGCGGTTGTTGAAAACTGGGACGAGGATTTTTTTATTAAGAATGGTTATTTTGAATTTTTAGACAAGGAGAAGTTAGGCAAATGGATGAAGGAAAACCACTGTGGTGAGCCAAAGTTGATATCCCAGAATAATGGTAACCCCATTTATGATTATAGAGAATGTGAATTTCCACTAATAAAAGCATCGTACACTGGTATGGGGTGGATGTTAATAAAGAAAGGAGTGGTTGAAAAATTAGATTATCCATGGTTTGAATCAGAAACATTCCGTTACAAAAAAGTAGTAGATGGCAAGGAAATTGAAATCGCCGATTTTTGTATGGAAGACGTTGCGTTTTGTAAAAAATTAGAGAGATTGAATATCCCTATATATGTCGATGTTAAGGCGATTGTGGGACATGAAAAAAGTATTATTTATTAAACAGTCTGATAAAATATAATAATTGATATTATATTTTATATTCAATATGTATATGAAATTGATAGAAGTAGCCGAATATTTATTTTTGTTTTTCACATACTCAGGGTACATTTTGTTTTTCTTAGCATTTACGGGCACATGGAAAAGTGCACCATTGTATTTAGAAGAGGTCAATAATTATTATAAAATAGTGGTAAGCTTAGTATTATTGTATATTTTTAATCCTTACTTAAAAACTGAAATTAAACCAGTTCATGAACGTATGGCCTTCAATGCTGGTTTATATTTATTGCTGTCATCGAATTTATTATTGTTATTTAATCGTGTAGTTAAAACAACACAAATGGGGCATGAAATTTTGGAAGTGGGGACAAAGGATATTATAGAGTCAGGTGCTAAATTTATTAAAATTAACTGAATAAATAAACAATTATATGTTGATTATATATAATGGAGTATATAAAATCAACCATTATACTTTTGCTGTTGGATTCAGTGTATTTAAATATGGTAAAAAAACATTTCAATATATTGGTAAAATCAATACAAGGATCTGATATTAAAATAAATATGAAGGCAGCGGTGGCTTGTTATTTGGTGCTTGCGTTTGCAATTAATTACTTTATCATTAAAGACAACCGGTCCGTTTTTGATGCGTTCTTATTAGGGTTTGTGATATACGCAGTATTTGATCTTACAAATATGGTAATATTTAAAAGGTGGGACATTATATCGTCGTTGATGGATATGTTATGGGGTGGGATATTATTTGCCACAACCACATTTTTAACATATAAATTATAATTTAATTAATGCTTTTAATTAAATTATATTAAAATCGAACAACATGATTCATTTTCATAACAAATGATGGTAAATTTATACCAATCGTGATACCAATTGCCGACGATGTTAATATTAAATCATTGGTAATATTTTCATCCTTTCTAAATCTTAAATATTGAACCAACGCTTCAAAGACGTATTCTTTATACGCGAAGAGGAGAACAGAAATAAAAAACAACTGACCTACCACATTTATAAGCATGTTTAAAAATGTGCGTTGAGTGTTTAATGGGTCGAACAAACGCATTGACAATTTTGTCACTGTAAACGTTCCAAAAACCCAAAGCACTACCATTATAAACATATCAAACCAAACAAAATGCTCTATTAACTTATCATCTTTCTGTAGTAATTCATTTGTATACGAGGACATTTCCATTTTAGTATATAATATATTTATATTTATTTTTCTAGATAATCTAAAACTGTTAAAATAACGTTTTCCTGTTGGCTAATTTTTTGAAATACTATAACTTCGTCGTATTTAACTTGAAACACATTATAATTATTTTTACACTGTAGGTGTAATTTGTTTTTTTCAAATATAATGTCTATCAAAAAAGCACCATTTGTTAATTTTATATTGTCTGGGTCTTTCAAGTTTATCCATCTTAAATATTGTCCTGGTTGGAAGTCGTTTACATCACTACAATAACGGTAGTGTTTCAGTTTTTTATGATATTTCTTCAACTTATCTCTATCCAATTGTAAGCTTTGGAGAACATCGTTTTTATGTTGGTTTATCTTATTGGAAGTTAACTTGATGATAGATGAATTGCTTTCATTTTCAAGTGCATCTAATAATGTATCATCGTCAATACTCATTATACATATTATAATAATAATTTTAAATATTATTGTATTATTGAATAATTTTTGAAAAAGTCTCTAAAAAAAGTCTCCAAAAAAAGTCTCCAAAAAAAGTCTCCAAAAAAAGTCTCCAAAAAAAGGCTCCAAAAAAAGTCTCCAAAAAAAGTCTCCAAAAAAAGTCTCCAAAAAAAGGCTCCAAAAAAAGGCTCCCTTAGAACGTTTTTTTGCGCAAACTTTTTTTCGATTTTGGATTTTGGACATTTCAAAATTGTCCAAAATTGAAATCTCAAAAAACTTTTGGAAAAAAAATCGTTCTAAGGGAGCCTTTTTTTGGAGACTTTTTTTCATGAGACCATAACTTTTTTGGAAAAAAAGAGACAATGTGATGAAGAATGCTCTGAAAAAGTGAAAAAAGTGAAAAATGGCTCAAAAAGTGCAAAAACGCTCAAAAAGTGGCAAAAATGGCTATTTGAAAAAAAGTCTCCAAAAAAAGGCACCCTTAGAACGATTTTTTTAAAAAAACTTAGAAATATTTTCTTAATTTATATAAAAATGACGAAAAAAAACATGAAAACGAGCAAAAACGAGCAAAAACGAGCAAAAACGAGCAACTTTTTTTTTTGTGAAAAATGTGATTATAAGACATCTCGTAGGTCGAACTACGATAGACACCTTGAGAGCATAAAACATTTAGAAAAAACGGATGTCAAACCCAAAAAGTGGCAAAAATCGGCCAAAAAAAGTGTTTTTAAATACTGTGAACTTTGTGACTATAACGCGTCTAAGAAGTATAACTGGGAAAAACACGTTCAAACCATAAAGCATCAAAAAAAAGTGGCAAAAAGTGGCAAAAAAGTGGCAAATGAGACTGAAGCAAAGCATAAAAAAACAGTAAAAAAATCAGCTGAGAGCATAAAAAAAGAACAAGACGATATAAGGTTGCTGACTGAAAAGTTAAACACTATAATTGAGACGCAAAATGCTCTCACAACACAAAATATTACGAATATCAACAACAATATTTCTATCAATGTTTTCCTGGATCAATACTGCAATGAGGCATTAAATCTCCAAGATTTCGTGGAAAACATAAAATTTCAATTGACTGATATTTTATTCAACAATAATTTGATAGAAAATTTTGTGTCAAAAAAATTGTTGAAGAATTTGGAAGACATTCCATTGACAGAACGACCGATTCATTGTACGGATGTAAAACGGAGAAATTTCTTGGTGAAAGATAAAAACGAGGGTTGGGTAAAAGATTCTGTAGACGATAACAGTAGTCAATTGTATAAAAGGGTGAATCAATTACATACCCAAGCATACATTGATTTTTACAATGAATATGACAAGCAACACCCTTTACCCCATGATATCGACAAAGAGCGCATTAAATGTAAAATAGCGGCCGAACTTGTTAGTAATAAGAACCGGTTTAATAAAGTAACAATTAATGAAATTGCTAAAGGCGTTGATATAAAAGATGCTATACATACGTGTCCGTCCATCGAACTAACCATCGACGACGACCCTGAAAATAAATAATAATATTTGTTTATGATAATTATTATTTATTGATTAAAAACTGGTAAATCCACCTAAAGCATCATTGGCTGCCAATGGTTCCATTGGTTCCATTATAGTTGGTTGATTATATCCCATGCTATTATACATATCATTGCTGGCGCCTGCCTGTTGTTGACCGTTCATTACTTCATCCTGAACATGTTCGGTTGCTGACATTTGTTTATGGGTTGTTAAATAGTCCGCACGGCTTACCTGATGTGTTGGTGCGGCCTGTTGAACTTGTTTAATGGGTTGCGTTACTTTTACATTATTCGATTCCTTTTTATTATCCATCTTTTCTACTGGTTTTAATTGACCGTTCCATAAATCATTTACACGAGACGATAATTCTGATAATTTTTCACCAACTTTATCGGTTGTCAAATAAAACATAATGACAATATTCAAAAAATTAATTGCTTTGTGCCCTTTACCACTGTATGTTGGGACAAATTTCACCAACCTATCAACAAAGAATACAGCGGCGATCAATAGAACTACATGAACTAAAATTTCACCGGATAATTCGATATTACTTTTGGTTGGGTCAAAATTGGGAAGAAAGCTATCTATCAATTTCACCAATGCGATTAAAGGTATGATTGATATCAAAGCGTATTGTCCTACATTTAATAATTCTGATTTCGTATCATTATCAAAAGAAAACATATGGGATAGAAAACTATTAGTTTTACTTACTTCAGTGTCGATTTGTTCCATTACGTATATGATTTATAATTAGAAATAAAAAAAAAGATATTCCTAAATATTTAATAACATAACATATTTACTAAAAATTATTAAAGATAAATTATTTTATTATAATAATGCATCCGGAATTACAGTATCTAGGTCTAATTAAAAATATAATTAAAAGAGGCACACTCACCAAATCTAGAAATGGTAATACATTAAATACAATAGGAACCATGTCAAAATATAATCTTGAAAACGGGACTCTTCCTTTATTAACTACTAAAAAGGTAGCGTGGAAAACGTGTCTGAGAGAGTTGTTATGGTTTATAAATGGAGACACTGATAATAATTCATTACGTTCCAAAAATGTTAATATATGGAATGGCAACTCCACACGTGAATTTTTAGATTCTAGAAACTTAAGACATTATAAGGAGGGAGATTTAGGACCTATATATGGATTTCAATGGAGAAATTGGAATGCCCCTTATTGGGGGTCGCATGTAAATTATAGAGATCGCGGCATCGACCAATTGGCGGGAATAATTTCATCGCTGAAGGACCCTGAAGAGAGATATTCGAGGCGCCTTATAATGTCTGCTTGGAATGTAGAACAATTATCTTCAATGGCATTACCACCGTGTCATGTTCTTTCACAATTTCATGTGTTGGACGATGATAAATTGTACTGTTCTATTTATCAGCGCAGTGGGGACGTTGGTCTTGGGGTTCCATTTAATATTGCCTCCTATTCTTTGTTAACTCATATGATTGCTGATTTATGTGGATTAAAGGCAACTGAATTGGTACACTTTATTGGAAACGCACACATTTACGAATCTCATGTTGAAGCATTGAAAGAACAGGTTGAAAGAGAACCATATGAATTTCCAAAAATTTATATAAATTCAAAAAATGATATTGACGATTTTGTTGTAAAAGATTTTAATTTAGAAAATTATAAATACCATCCTTCTATTAAAATGGATATGATTGCTTAATAGGTTTAAATACAATATATATTTTGTTCGTATATATTATAATGTTTGGTAGAAGGCCACCAGTTAGACGTGTTACTCCTCAAATGCAGGAACAGGCAGACATCACTTTAATTAGTAATTCTGCCTCTAAGACGGTAGAACAACGTATTGTTTTGCGACATGAAGTATATATTAAAAATCTTAAGGACAAAATTGCCACATTGGAATCTAAATCAACGGTAACACCTGAAGAATCCAAAAAGGACCCAGAAGTAGATGGATTAAAGGAGAAGTGTGATGCCCTTGGTGATAAAGTTGCTAAACTAGAGGAAGTATTAAACACACCAAAGGCGGTTGAAAAAGACCCTGCTGTTGATAGTTTAAAGGAAAAATGCAACGCACAATCCGAATTGCTTGTCGATTATGAAAAGAAATTGTTGGGATTAGTCGAATACATTAAGCGGTTGGAAACTGGTTTGGATACGGTTAAGGAGTTATTAACGAATACCACAAACACGGTTGATACGATGGAAACAATCCCTGAAGTAGAGGAACCAGCAGCGGTAGAAGAAGAAGCTGTAGAGGAACCAGCAGCGGTAGAAGAAGAAGCTGTAGAGGAACCAGCAGCGGTAGAAGAAGAAGCTGTAGAGGAACCAGCAGCGGTAGAAGAAGAATTGACCGTTGAGAAGGTAAAGGAAGAAGTGAATGAAGTAGAAGATTCTGTTTCTTTAGAAATAGTCGAAAATTAATTAAATTAATAATAATAATATTAAAATTGATTTAAAAAAAATAATTTATAGTTTATTCAATAAAACATGTTGGAGATTACAATTAATAACGATAAAAAAGTTTACCAGATTACTCAAATTTTACATAATTTGAAGAATATTTCGAGTGAACTAAACTTATTATGCGATGAAAATGGTTTATACGCACAAGGAATGGATAGCAGCCATGTATGTTTATTCGAATTAAATATCAAACCTGGGTGGTTTGATACGTACAATTGTTCTCAAGAATGTGTTATGGGGATACACTGTGAAATGTTATTCAAAATCATATCATGTATTAAGGAAGGTCAACACATTGACATGAAACATGATCCGGTCAACTCTGCTTCAAAATTAACTATTAATTTACTTGGAAATAGTTATGATAAATCATTCGAATTGTCCTTAATTGATATCGAATCCGACATGGTTGAATTGCCAGAAAAAGAATATACAGCCGATATTAAATTTGTCTCAAAAGATTATGCTGAACTGGTGAATCAACTGAGTATATTTGGAGATCGTTTGAAAATTAAATGCGACGACGAGATTGTATTAAATTCAGAGAATGAATTTGGTAAGGTGGATATTACAGTAAAGGAAGAAGATATAATAGAATATATCATGGAGGAAGGAGGGAAACTCGACACCACGTTTGGCATTCGATTTATAACTATGATTACAAAATTCTCAAATCTAAGCAAAGAGATAGGAATTCATATATCAAATGGATTTCCTATAAAAATGGTGTATAATTTAGATGATTGGAAAGATAAACCCATGGACGAGAGTGGGGAAGACAATGATGAAATAGTGAATTATATGTCGTTTTATCTGGCGCCATTACTTGATGATGATTAGGTAAATTACAAAAACAATATAATATAATTTTTATTCGGTAAAAAATGGTAAATGATTTCTGTAAATATCATAAATGAAATATTTACTAGAAATAGGGTTATTTATAATCGTATTATTTTTATATTTACATATTTATTATCATTTGAAGGTAAGCAATGATTTAGAAGTTTATTCTATACAACAGCCTTCCAAGGATAAGCTGGAAGAAGTGTGTAATCTGAGGCAACCATTGTATTTCGATATGGTAAATGAGGATATTTTACAAACGTGCAATTTATCGTATGTTGATGAGAATTATAATCCTTTTGACATAAAAATAAGGGATGTGAAGAACAAGGACAATGATAATTTACATTTGCCAATTTCTCTGAAAGAAGGGATAGAATTATTTAAAAAGGACGAAGAATCCAAATACATTACTGAAAACAATCAAGATTTTTTAGAAGAGACTGGTATGGTAAAACATTTTCGGTACAACGATTCGTTCCTCAGACCACCTTTGGTTTCCAATTGTAAATATGATTTTATAAGTGGTTCTAAACTTTCACACACCCCATTAAAATACAATCTGAATTACCGAAATTTTTTCTATGTTACTTCTGGAAAGATAAAGATTATATTGATTCCTCCAAAAAATACAAAATATTTATATGAAAATAAGGATTATGATAATTTTGAATTCCGTTCTCCCATAAATCCATGGGACGTACAGGGCAGTTATAAAAAAGATTTTGATAAAATAAAATCATTGGAATTTACACTTGAAAAAAACAATATTTTATTCATACCCCCATATTGGTGGTTCAGTATACAGTATCAAGAAATATCAAGTGTGTGTTGTTTTTATTATAGGACATACATGAATACTATTTCAATATCTCCTGAGATTTTCATGAATCTATTGCAAAACACGAATGTAAAACATGATTTTTTAAATAAAATAAATTGAATTGTTATTATATTAATTATTAATTACTATAATAACACAATGAAATCGTATAAATTAATTGTAGAAAATAGGAAGTATGAACGTTACTCATTTATTGATGTAAAGACGATGAGTGTATTGAGTGATGATGAGTGTGTGTTGAATCCACTGGAACATAAATTATTTAATCATGATATATTTACATTTCATGATAATCAATGTAACTTATTGCATTCTACTATTAAATCAGCAACATATATACCAGGTGTATTAGTATTAAAAAACGATAGACGGTTTGGAAAATATAAGAATAAATATCTCTATAAATGTATACCAGACGATAAGCGTCTCCCTATATTTCTAGTACCGTACAGTGTAAAGCAACAATTTGCTAAAAACTATGTAAATAAATATGTTATATTTAAGTTTAAAAATTGGGACAATAAACACCCTTATGGCGAATTGGCAAATGTTCTTGGAAATGTATCATCGTTGGATATATTCTACGAATACCAGCTATATTGTAAGAGTTTGTACGCTTCAATTCAAAAATTCACAAAACAAACAATGAAACAATTAAAAACACATTCACAAGATTATTTCATCGACTGTATAAAACAAAAATATAAAATGGAAGAGAGGATGGGGAGAGATATCATAACAATTGACCCCAAAACAAGCAAGGATTTTGACGACGCATTTGGAATGGAAGAAACAGATACGGAGTTTATTATTAGCATATACATAACAAATGTAAGCATGTGGTTGGATGCGTTGAATCTATGGGATTCGTTTACAGAACGGGTTTCGACCATTTATTTGCCAGACAGGAAACGACCAATGCTTCCTACTATATTATCAGACACACTGTGTAGTTTGAAAGAAGAAGATATTAAATTTGCCTTTACATTGGATTTGTGTGTAGATAAAAAGACCTTTAATTTGACGGGCTATAAATTTGTAAATACTATTATAAAAATTAGGAAAAATTATGTATATGATAGTGAAGAACAGGAGGCGGATCCACTGTATTTGAAATTAAAAAAGGTTCTTATAACATTGAATAAGAAGAAGGAATACAAATACATTGAAACGATTCAAACAAGCCACGATTTGATAGCTTATTTAATGATATGGATGAATTACACATCGGCCAAAGAGCTTGTTAATTATAAATGTGGTTTATTTCGTTCTTCTAAGATGAACGATACATTTGTCCCCCCGTCAAACATTGAAGACGATATACAGAAATTCCTTAAAATATGGAATAGTTACGGTGGGAAATATTGCAATTATGAAGATCTTGAGAGACATGACATGTTGGAATTAGATGCTTACGTCCACATTACAAGTCCTATTAGACGATTGGTTGACCTACTTACAATGATAATACTTCAGGAAAAATTAGGCTTGATTGTATGGGGCGAACAGGCAAAGCAGTTCTATAAATATTGGACTACCGACAATTCAATTGAATACATAAATACTACAATGCGTTCGATAAGGAGAGTGCAGAATGATTGTCAATTGTTGAATATATGTTCTACGAATCAAGCAATTTTAAACGCTGAATACGATGGATTTATATTTGATAAAATAAAAAGGAACGATGGATTGTTTCAGTATATGGTGTATTTAAAAGAGTTGAATATGACAAATAGAATAACAACTCGTCACGATTTTGTTAATTATAGTTTTCAAAAGTTCAAAATATATATATTTCACGACCAAGAACGATTAAAACACAAAGTCCGACTTGAAATTCAGAGCAAATAAAATAATAAAAATATAATTATAGATTTTTATCGTTATTTTTGTTTAATTAGTAAACCCGGATAAGTGACAACCAGCACCGTCGTGGATTTCCCCTGGAGTTGCAACCCAAACAATCGAACAAATCCAAAATACAAGGACCGCAATAGTATGCGAACATTTGTAACATAAGGCACATACATCCGTACAATCTGTTTTTAGAACTTCTTCCTCCTCGTCGTCTGATTTATTCTTACACAATAAACAGGTGCATAAAGAACCGCAAAATAATATACACGGGCCAAACATTACGCCCAATTGCATAGCGAATAAATCCCATCGTTCGATAGCAGCGTAGCCCAGACCAAATACACTTGTAAGTGGTATTATATTCAATACTAACGGTGCGATATAATTATGACCCTTAGATATACATTTATCTTTTTCAAAACTCCAACAATCTTTTGGTGTACAATAAACAGTTGTTTTATTTTCATATTTTGGCTCCAAACAGGAATGACTACACTCACAAATATTATTTGAATTATTAGAACATGGTATTTTATTTAATGCGCCCCCAACGACATCTTTTAAGTTTCGTCCTTCATTATGAAATGTGTGTCTAAATACATAACCTTCTCCTCTGTAAACAGACAGTGACCATAATAATAGTTGAATAATAAGACTGTAGAATGTGATTTTAAATAAGTGAGTTGACATGATTTTTTTGACACAAACAATCCATTATATTTTAAAATCAATTTAAATTGAAAAGAACATAATCTAATATAACTTCTAATATACACGATTTATACATATGGAATATAGTAAACTATCATATTCAATTACAAAACAAATAAACAAAAAAGAGAAGAAGGAAGGAGGGGTTTATTTTACACCACCAGATACAGTATCACTCAATATCGAATTATTGTCCCCTTATATTGATAATATAAACACCATACTAGAGCCATCATGTGGTTCAGGCGAATACATTGATTGTATTATGGAAAAGTTTGATAATAAACAAATTACTGGTGTAGAATACAACACGTTCATATTTGAGTCAATTAAAGAGAAATATCGTGATAGTGATATTGAATTAATGAATAAAGACTACCTGAAGTACAATACAGATAAAAAATTTGATTTGATCGTTGGTAATCCACCGTTTTACGTTATGAAAAAGCAAGACTTAGACAAGTATTATTTTAAATATTTTACGGGGCGCCCAAATATATTTATTGCGTTTATTATTAAATCGCTGGGTATGTTAAGTGATAACGGGATCTTAAGTTTTATTTTACCAAAGAATTTCTTGAATGCTTTATACTATGAAAAAACAAGGAGATACATTTATGAAAATTTTAAGGTATTAAATTTGATAGAGTGTAATGATAAGTATATAGAAACACAGCAGGAGACAATATTGTTAATTTGTCAAAAAGTTAAGAAAACAAAAACAATGCCTATTAAAAATAATAAAAAATATTGCCTGGAAAAAAATGACAATGTTATTTTAGGGGTGCCAACTTCTATAAAAAAAATAAAAAAGTTATACGACGGATCACAGACGTTATCTGAACTAGGATGTAAGGTGTCGGTAGGAACGGTTGTCTGGAACCAATGTAAAGGTATTTTAACGGATGATACTAGCAAGACGCGTTTGATTTATAGTTCTGATATCAAGGAGGGTGAATTGATAATGAAAAACTACACAAATCCATGTAAGAAAAATTTTATAGATAAAAAAGGGTTTACGCGTCCTCTTTTGGTTATGAATAGAGGGTATGGAGTGGGAAAATATAATTTCCAATATTCTTTAATCAATACTGAGGGTCAAGAATATTTGATAGAAAATCACTTGATTACAATTACACCTTATAATATTGATAATATATCAGATACTGAATTGATTGAATTATATAACACTATCATAAACTCGTTTAATAATGATAAGACGAAGGAATTCATGAATTTGTATTTTGGCAATAATGCTATAAACACCACAGAAATAAACTATATTTTGCCGATTTATATCTAGACAAATATAAATATAAAAATAAAAATTATATAATATTTTTATTTTTATGCTTTGAAGTATTTCATTCTTTTTTTATCTTTCTTACTTAACTGTTTTTCGGTGGATTTTATTTTTTTTTCTAATGTGTTTGCTTTTTGTTCTTCAGCAAATCGAACACCTCTTGATGTTGCCTTACCGAATTTTTTAAACGTATTTTTCTTTTTATCCTTTTTAGTAGAGCGGTTTCCATATTCGTCTTTTTTACCCATGATTAGTATATATTGTGATTAGATTTTACAATATATATTAAATTATTATCAATTTATATCAAATTTATATTTATCCTCCATATAGTTTCTTTAATTTTAACACTTTGTGATAGGTCATTGAACTCCAATAGATTGTTTAATCCATACGTGCTTTTAAGAAGAAAGTATTCACCGCTTGTTGCAACATTAATATTGGAGCTCATTCTTACGAATACTGACAAATCATCACCGCCATAAATAGGAAAGAGGAAGACTTCTCCAGTGTTTTTATTTTGTATTCTAGATGGTCTTTCTGTGCGAATTTGATTAAATAAACTTCTTAGGTATGTATTATTATCAAGGAAATCCATTGTAGTAATACCCTGTTTTAAAATATTTATAATTTGTTGTTCTAAATTTGAATTATTCACTTGATTCCTAATAGATGATGTATTTGTCAGTATACTCTGTGAATTAGGATTGTTTACTAACACATCGCATACATATTGTATAAACATATTTGAGAGGGTAGACGAACTGGTAGGGTATCCAGACACAAATGTACCTTCACTATGTAATAGATTTGTACTTAATATATCCTGTCTAAGACTATTCATTAAAATATTTATACGCTTGGGCTCGTATATAAAATAAGCATTGTTATTTACTATTTTAACTTTTATATACTTGGCAAAATTCAGAGCGGTCGTGTGGGTTGATAACATTACAAAATTATACGTAGATGTTATATTAGTTGCCGCATTTTCTTGTGTGGTTTTAAGTCCAGCGACGTCGATATACAATGGAGTATATGTTCTAACTGTTTGGGCGTATGGATTGAAAATAAGACGATTTTCAGGCCCTAGCTGTAATGAACCGACAATACTCATGCTTTCTATCATTAATTTGAAATATTCTATATCCAATGTTAAACTACTGCTGGCTGGTATTGTTAACTTTTTGTACCCATTAACCGTTATGCTTGAATTCATAGTAACCACAATGTGTGTATTTTCTGGTATTGTAATATGTT